CTGCGCAAGGGCCGCGAGGGCTCCTGTGGTCTCCTGTACCGAGAGGCCAGTACCGGCAGCGGCCCCGCCTACCAACTTGAGCGCCTGAGAGAGCGTAGCGACGCTGGCCTTGCTGGCGTTGGACGCCCCGGCCAGCGCGTTGACAGCCTGCCCCACCTCTTCGGCCTTCAGACCGAACGGGGCCATGGCGCTGGTGACGATGCCCGCCGAGTCGGCCAGCGCCAGCCCCTCGGTCGCAGCGAGGTTGAGCACCTCGGGAACAGCCGCCATGATGTCGGCCTGATTCATGCCCGCCTTGCCGAGTTCCACCATGGCGTCGGCGGCCTCGTTGGCGCTGAACACCGTGTCCGCACCGAGGGTGATGGCCTGCGCACTGAGGGCCTTCATGCCCTTCTCGCCCATGCCGGTGGCAGCCTGAAGGATGTTCATGCTGGTCTCGAACTGGCCAGCGGTCTTCACTGCCATGACCCCAGCGGCCACGATGGGCGCGGTCACGGCGAGCGACATCTTCTGCCCCACGCCGGACATCTTCTTGCCGACGTTCTCCATCGACCGAGTGGCGCTCTTCGTTGCTGCGTTGACACCCCGCTCGACGTCACCACGGAAGCCACTGGTGTCAGCGCCTACTTCGACGACTGCCTCGCCCAGACTGGCCACGGGTGCACCTCCTCAGGCTTCTGCGGGGTGTCCCGGCCCATACGCCAGCGAACGAGGAGGAGCGGCGGACTACGCGGCGCGCTCGGGGTGGTGGGGCCATGGTACTACGTCGTCGCCTGCCCCTGCCGCATAGCGGCCACAGCCGCGTCGGCCTGCCCCACCTCGGCGGCCAGCGCAGCGAACGCATTCGTCTCCGCTTCGGGGGACCACGGACTGCCCGGTGCTGCGGCCCTGCCCCGGGGCGGGCGCCACAACTTGCGGTCGAACCTGTCCACCGACTCCTTGTCGGCCGCGTTCTTGATGGCCCACCAGTAGATGCGGTTGAGGAACCTGTCAGGCGGCAGCAGGAGAGGATCCTCGACGCTGTCCCCGTCGAAACTGGCCCACTCCCTGCGGGCCAGCCCGACGAGTCTCAGCGTCACGTAGTAGGGCGCGCGGCCACCTTCTCGGACAACTTCTCCACGACGGTGGACAGCGTGTCGATGTCGAGGTCGTCCTCGGGGTCGCGCAGCCGGGCGATCATGTGCTCGTTGTCCGACTCGCTGAGACCCTGCCCCAGCCAGTCGAACGTCGACTTCGTCATGTTCACGCCCATGTTGCCGTCGGTGGCTGCCAGCACCGGCATCAGCATGACGGCCGACTTCGGCGGAGTGAACTTGTACTCGTGGTCGTCGCCGCCCAACTTGAACGTGATGGGCTCGGCACGGCGGACGGCAACGTCGAATTCCAGATCAGACATCGGTTCCTCTTTCCAGGGGAGGGTGTGCGGATGTTGAGTGCAACGTACTACGCAGCGTACTACGAGCCGAAGTCGGCGTTCGTCAACGACCGCAACGCGTCGGTGAGGTACGGCGTGCCGGTGACCCCGCGCACCTGCTTCGCGAAGACGAACGCCCCGCCACCCTTCGGGGTGAAGCGCAGCACCTTCGCACGCCGAGGCACGATCGGGCTGCGGGTGCCCTCGTGCTGGAAGATGCTGTAGGGCAGGTCGCTGCCCACCTCGTACCAGACCCCCGCCTTGCCGCCCCGCATGCGTCGGGCGACGATGCTACTGCGCAGCGCCCCGGTGTCCACCAGCCCGGCGGAGGTGATGTTCATCTTGGCTCGGTCGCGCACCTTGCCAGCGGCACGCCATACAGCCTGAGGAACCGTCTGCACCTCGGTGATGCGACGGAACTCTGCGTCGTTCCACGTGATGCGAACCGAGGCTGCCATGGCTCACTCGCAGCCGCAGGCGCTGACCATGATGAACGCGTCCCACTCGCCGCCCATGCAGCCGCCTTCCACACCGAGCGGGGACCACTGCCCCAACTTCATCTGATGGACCCCACGCACCGACGGCACGTCGCACAGCAGGACAGCCAGCAGGCTACGGCTGTCGGTGTACATCAGCACGGCATCGTTCGTAACCTGAGCGCTGCTCGGTGCCTGCCCCTGATCATTCACTGTGGCGGCACAGCGCAGCACCCCGAGCCCGATGTGCACTCCGTAGGCGTGGACCTTGCACGCCGCGTCGACCGGGCCGCGCTGCCTGCTGTCCACCTGCGGGAACGGCGACTCCTTGCCAGCAGTCGGGAAGATGTTGATGGTGCGGAGGTACAACTGACCCGAGCAGCAGTCGTCCCATGCGGGCACCGCACCGGGCGTCAGTTCCACCCGACCCGGGCCGCGCGCCTCGTCGTTGAGGGTGCTGGCCGCAGCCGACAGCACGCCCGTCAGGATCGGGGTCAGGTCGTCCACGTGGACCTCCGGGTGGCGTGGCGGGGCTTGTCGGGGCTCAGGACCGTAGGCCGAACGGGGGTCTTCGTCATGCTGGCGACCCAGGAGTCGATGATCCAGATGCCGGTGTGGCCCTTGTCCACGTCGTCAAACGAGTCCAGCATGGCGACGGTGACACCCTGCCGGGTCATCGTCTGCATGCGCTTCGGGAGTTGACAGGTGTTGTCGTTGCACGCGGCCTTCGCCAGTTCCAGCGCCAGCACGCCCGCAGCGATCTCTCCACCCTCGGGCACCCGCACGCCGCGCACGTAGGTGACCACGGTGTTGCAAGGCGCCCACGCACCGTCGGCCCGGTGCAGCACGTTCCGGTTCACCGAGTACCCACTGGCCGGGACGGTCACGCCGTTCTCGACCACCGACACCACCGACGACACCGGGCCGGGCAGCACCAGCCCACCGGCACCCCCGCAGCCGCAGCGGTCGCCGCACAGCGAGCACCCGATGTTGATCCAGCCCCCGTCGATGATCACCGGGCGCCAGCCCACGCCGACGCCGGGGCCACCACCGAAGAACGACGAGCGCCCGTCGGTGCATCCGTCACGGCACAGTTCCACTTCGACGGTGCACGTGCCGAGCGACTTGCCGGTCCAGCGCCACAGGTATTGCACCGCCATCGCCTCGAAGTCCTCACGGCCCTCGGGCAGCGATGCCAGTGGCTCGGGCGGTGTCGTCTTCTCCGGGCCACCACAGCCCGCATACGAGACCGGCCAGTTACAGGGTTCCATCAGTCCTCCTAGGTGCGGGCCACTACTTCAACGAGGCCGAGGCTGACATCGTTGTCCGGGGTCTTCAGGTACAGTTCGTGCCGCCCGAGCGGGATGCCGAACGTGGGCACGTGCAGCAGCCGCACCGGGGACTCTTCACCCTGCCACTCAGCGTCGCGGTCGTAGGGGCCAGCACCGACAGCCACCTTCGCCGGGAAGACGATGTCCTCGGCCTTCCGGTTCGTGATCACCCGAGGCACGTAGGCCTCTTCGTCGTCGGCGAACACGCGGACCACCGGCAGGTCGGCGCTGAAGGTGTTCATGTTGCGCTCCTCACGAAGTAGGGAAGCGGTGCAGCCCGCACCACATAGTCGTCTCGAGCATCGGTATTCGACGGGGCCGTGCGCACTGCACTCACGGTGAAGGGTACCCCAGCGGCTGCCACCCGGAAGGTCTCCGGCGCGGGTCGCACGACGATGTCGTACTCGTTGGGCTCACCGATGGTCAGGACCGATACGTCGGTGACGCCGATGAACTCCAGCACCTCGCGGGCCTGCTGGCTGCCCGCTGCGCTGAGGTCGGCCAGCGCAGCGTCGTCAAGCGGGGTGCGCAGCAGCCCCAGCAACGACCCCACAGCGTCTGACGTCTCCGCTGCGTCTCCGGGGCCACGTACCCGGCCCACCTGCCGGGCCGTGGTGTCTGCGGCCTGCACAGCGTCTGCGGCGCTGCGGGCGCGGCTGGTGCCCCGGCTGGTGGTGTCGGTGACGCTACGAGTCTCCGCAGTGCTGCGCTGCTTCGGGGCTGTCGTACGAGCCACGGTGTCGGTGACCGGGCGGGCTTCGGCGAGGGACCGGCGCTTCGTGCCAGCGGTGCGGGCGATGGTGTCGGTGACGCTGGCGTCTTCAGCCATGCTGCGCGACAACTGGCCGGTCGTAGAAGCCGAACTCGAGTCGGTGACCTGAGCGTCCTCCGCCAGTGCCCGGCTGCGGGCGTAGGCGCTGCGCACCACAACATCGATGACGGGCGGGTCGGTCTCTACCTGCGCACGGGGCCGGGCCACCCGTCGGGTTACGGCATCGCTGACCGAGCCGGTGTCGGCCTGTGCCCTCGCCCGGCTGGCGGTCTGCGCGGTGGTGTCGGCCACGCTGGCGTCGTCACTGCTGGCCCGGCTGGTGTCGGTGGAAGCCGACGTGGTGTCGGCCACGCTGGCGTCGTCACCTGTGCTGCGGCTGCCCGTGCCGACCCTCCCCACGGTCTCGCTGACAGCAGCGGAGTCCGCCACGCCCCGCGCCAGCGCCTGCGGGCTGCGCTGTACGTCGTCGCTGACGTCTGCCACGTCGGCCACAGCGCGTCCGCGGGCCAGCCTCGGGGCGCTGGCGTCGGCCACGGCTGCGGTCTCGGCAGCGGACCGCGTGCGGCTGGTGGCCCGGCTGGTGGTGTCTGTGACGCTACGGGTCTCCGCAGTAGCACGCTGCTTCGGGGCGAGCCGGGCCACGGTGTCGGAAGCCGAAGCCGTGTCGGGCTGTGCCCGTTGCACGTTCTTCGTGACTGCGGGGGCCGTGGTGTCGCTGGCAGTGGCCGCGTCCGCGACCGCCCGGCTGCGGCTGGTGCTGCGGGCCAGCACGTCGCCGTTCACCGCAGCGTCGTCGGTGGCCCGGACCATGTTCGTCTCGGACCGGACCACGCTGTCGCTGACGACTGCGCTGTCGCTGATACTACGGGGGTAGTTCGTGGCAGACGACGTCGGTGCGTGGGTGAGGATCCAGCCGATGGTCGACGCGGGTTGCGTGTAGACCCCGTTCTGCGCCGCCTGCGCACTCGGCCCGCCTACGAGGTCCTTGTACGCCGACGCCACGCCGAAGTTCGGGACCGCGTAGGCCGTGATCGCCTCGGCCGCTTCGGTGTAGCCAGCCGGGAACGTGACCGTGCCGTTCGTGGTGCCGTACCGGCTGATCGTGAAGATGAACACCTGTGCATCCGCCACGAGCGGGGTGTAGGCCGGTACGGAGATGGTGGTGTCCGCGCTGGTGTCGTTCCACGGGGTGAGCACACCCGGGTCGGGGGAGCCAGACGTGAGGATGAGCATGCCACCGTGGCGGCGACCAGAAGCCGACAGCGTAGCCGTGACGGTGGTGCCGCCCTCAGTGCCGACGAGGGTCTTGCGCCACAGCCAGCCCGACAGCACCGACCCCGACCGGACAGGCCCTGAGACGAGGGTCCACCCAGCCGGGGTCGTGCACGTCGGTGTTCCGGAGTTCGTGCCGCCCCACATGTAGGCGATCTGCCCGGCCACAACCCCGGCAGGCACCACCAGCGAGATCGCGGTGCCGGTGGTGGCCGGGGTGAAGGTGGCTGAGGCGACGTAGGCCATGGCTCGGGCCTACTTCACAGCGCGGGGATCAGCCTTCGTCGCCTTGAACGCAGTGAGCCGGGCACCCGTGAGCGGGGTGAAGGTTCCGCCCGTCGAGTTCCAGACACAAGAGAACCAGACGCCGGGCACCGAAAGAGAAGCCTCGCCAGCGTCGGCCACTGCTGACGCCGTGAAACCGTTGTACTCGCCGAAGCCGATGGGCTTCGCCGACAGCCCCCGAGCATCCAGCCACGCCCGGGTCGCCCGGATGCGTGCGCCCGGGGTCTTCTCAGGGTCGGGGTCAGCCTCGTCGCCTGCGTGGTAGGCGTCGATGCCGAACCAGTCCCATGCAGCGAGCAGGGCTGCGTCAGAGAACGACGCGAACTCGGCCTTCGCCGAAGTGGACCCGTCCAGCAGGAACCCGTTGATGAAGCACCCGACCTTGATGTTCGCGGACTTGCGGACGAGAGGGATGTAGCGCTTGTTCAGGCTGATGAACTGCGGCCCGGTCAGGTCGCCCCGGGGCTCGTGGTGGAACACCACTGCCACCGGGGCGTTGAGCGATGCGAGGTAGTTGCCCAGTGCCGTCACCCACAAGTCGAAGTTGCCGTTCAGTGCCTCGGTGATCTGGTAGCCGCTGCCGGTCCTCGGCAACTTGTACGACAGCACCGGAAGCATCCCGGCGTTGACGGCCTCAGCGATGAGGTCGCTCTGGTCGCGCCCGTTGCTGGTGAGGTCGGCGAAGATGCGGCGGGCCTTGATGCCCGTGGCTCCCACCTCGGAGAGGCGCTGGGCCCACAGGTCGCGCGGGGCCGACATCCCGATGATGACCTTATCCGTCGGCGGCGGGGTCGTGGAGACCGTGTAAGAAGCCGACGTGGTGGCGGTCGCCCCGCTGCTATCGCGAGCGGTGACGCTGACGGTGGCCATGCCTCAGGCCGTCGCCGTGTAGACAGCGACGGAGCCGTTGTCGGACTGCTTGGTCCACGTCTTGCCGGGCTCGGTGACGGTGAGGGTCACGGCGTCGGTGTACTTCACCGTACGGCTGACGGTGACCACGGCGTCGGCCCCGGTCTCGTCGGTGCCCGTGATCGTGGTGGTCTTCGACTCGGTGCGGTTGTCGGCGTCCCCGTAGGTGACGGTGAGAACCATCTGCTCGCCAGCGTTGAACGTGGTCTTGTTGAGGGTCGCGGAAACGGTGGGCTGTGCCATGTCGGGCTCCTTGATCAGAGTGAAACGGTGTCGGTGAGGGTGAGCGAGTCGCCCGACGCCGACAGAGTGGCGGTCGGCGTGACGAGAGTGCTGAAGACCAGCGTGCCGCCCGATGCGGCGTCGAACACGCCACGCTTCGCGATGGTGACCGGCAGCGCATCGGAGCCGTTCGCCGTGAAGGTGGTGGTCAGCGTGTAGTTGGACGTTCCGTTCGTGTGGGCGTACACCCCCACCTGCCGCACCAGACCGCCACCAGCGGTCGTGATCTCAGCGGTCAGCGTCGTGTCGCCAGCAGCCGGGGCCGTGGCGTTCGCCGTGATGCCCACCCACTTCGCGACCGCAGTGGCCGACGCAGCGCCAGCCATCTGCTTCGCCTGGAAGTCCTTGCCTGCGTTGGTGATCATGACGGGTCCTCCAGATCCCGAACCTCGATCGGCCCCTTGTCGCCACCGAAGTGGCTGGCGACGAGCGTGGCGAGGGCGGAGTTGTCGGACGCGACCCATGCGGGCACCGCGTCCTCGGTGGCGTGGGTGGCCCACACGCCACCCGGTGCAGTGATGGCCGTGAAGGCATCGCCGAGCGACACCTCGTCGGGGACGACGACCTCCGTGGACCGCTTGCCCTTCGGCAGTTCGAACCGGGTCTCCCCGTTGTCCTCGCTGTCGGTGGCGTGTCGGTTGCCGAGTACGAGTCTCATTCCAGTCTCCTCAGGGACTTTGCAGTGCTGCCGGAAGCGGGGGGTCCGCCTGCCGTGCGGGGAGGGACGCAGCGAGGTCGGCCATGGCCTGCCGCTGGTAGGCGTTCGCCTGCTCGGTGATGCGCTGGGACTCCACCGCTTCGACCCGCTCGATGAGCCGGTTGCTCAGCCAGACCTTATAGGCCTCGGCCTTCTGCCCCAGCGTCGCACCCGGGAACGCTGCGACCACACGGTCGAAGTGCTCCTGCGAGAGCGACAGAGCGGGAAGGTCAGGCATGGGAATCCTCCGGGTTGAGTGGTGAGGGGCCGACTACCAATCGGCCCCTCACCGCGATCAGGACGCCTGCGGCAGGAACGACTGGAGACCGCACGCGCTGGCCGGGGGCGCCACGTTGGTCGCCACGAGCAGCAGGTGGTCCAGCGGGTCCAGTGCCGTGGGGAGCGGGCTGGCCACCCCCGTGTCGTCCATGACGTTGAACGGCCCGTCACCCCATGCGTTGCCGCCCTTCGTGTAGGCGCCCGTCATGGAGAAGGTGACCGCGTTCTCGCCGTCGATGGTGAGGTCCCCGAGGACGCCCGCCTGCACGAACGGGAGCAGCATGTAGCCCGACGCCTCCTCGACGCCGGGGGCGCACGCCTCGCCGGACAGGCCGGTCCAGAGTTCCAGCGAGAACTTCTTGTTGATCGTCCCCTCCGGCACCACGATGCCAGCGGCGATCCCCTCGTAGTTCTCGTAGATCTCGGCGTTCGTGGTCACGGCCAGCAGGCCGGGGTCCACCTCGCAGAACTCGATCTCGACGGTGAAGCGCTTGAACGACGCTGCCGTCATCTCGTTGACGCAGAGGCTGCCGTCAGCCTTGCGGGTGATGATCTCCGAACCGTCCTCGACCTCGGCCGACAGGCCGATGCTGATGAAGCCGTTCGTGACGACCATGGAGTTGGCGGCACCGCTGGCGGGCACGTTGCCGCACTCGTCCAGCGACACTGCCCGCAGCCGCTTGCCAAGAAGCGGCGTGAAGCAACGTGTGGCCATGATGGGATCCTCCTGTAGAGAGGCCCGGCCCTGCTGCCAGCGGCGATGTGTGGTACTGGTGGAACTGTAGCACCGAACGGGGTTCGGTGTCTACGCTGAAACGACGATGTCCGCCATGTGGGCCAGCAGCGTCTTCCGCTGGTAGGAGCCAGCGTTCTCACGGTCGATGACGGCCTGCGCCTTCACGGGGTCGTTGCCGACCCAGTCCTTGAGGTCGTCCACCTTCGTGATGTCGTCGGGCACCTGCACCGGGGCCGGTGCTGGCGTCTCCCCTGCGTCTCCCGTGGGGGCGGGCTGGGGGTTGGGGCCGGTGCCGGTCTGCACGGTCACCTGTGCCGTCTGAGGAGACGGGGCGGGGTCGTTGCGCCGGTAGGTGCGGGGCCGGTGCGGGCCAGCCGCACGGAGGCCCGAGTTGAGCAGTCTGCGTGTCGCCATGTTCATCACTCCGGGAGGGTTGCGAGGGAGTAGGCCGTGCCGCACGGGTCCCAGCCCACCACGTAGGTGCGCTCACTGACGGCGTGCAGCATGTTCGTGGACCGGTCCAGCCCGGCTTCCACCGGGTCCACACCGGGGAAGACGTCACTCCGGTAGCCCAGCATCGCCGGGGTCGCGAAGATGTACGAGGTGTTCGCGGTCGGCGCCTGCCCGGTGGGGCCGGTGCCGGGGTAGCCCGCGCCAGCGACGACCGGGGTGCCGATCTTCGTCTGGAGGCTGGTGCCCTTCACCTCGACGACGCCTGCGTCGATGGCCAGCAGCGCCACGGCGCGGGTCATGTGGATGACGCCCCGACTGCCGTAGTTCGTGGCCAGCCAGCCCTCGAGGTTGGCGACCGCCCGCTTCAGCGACCCGGCTCCAGCGTTCTCCGCGTCTTCCGCGAACCCGACGTTGTCGAGGTCTCCGGTCCACGCGGCCTGCTCCACGCGGGCCTCCTCACGGGCCAGAAGGTGCTCGGTGGCGCGGTCGGCCATGGTCTGCGGGCCGGGGCTGCCGACAGGGTTGCACGAGTACGACCCGTAGACGGTGAACGGCAGGGCCTCGCCCGCGTCGCCACCACTGAGGTCGAGGTTCTTCGGAAGGCCAGTGACATCGCCCTCCACGCACACCTGCCCGATGCCGCTGGCCGGGGCGCAGGCGAGGGTCTCCCACTGCACGCCCTCGATCTGCCAGCGGTCGTCGCCGCTGGGGCGGGGCGTCAGCACCGAGAACAGCCCGAAGCCGAGGGGCTGCCGGGTGATCGGGTCTACGTTCAGCATGTTCCTGATCCTTCCTTGTGGTTCGGGTTACGTGAAGGTGGCCCGGCCCGTGGGGACCGGGCCACCTGTCACGTGGATGGATCAGGCTCCGGCGCTGCCGTCGCAGTCGATCGCGACGCCGCCGCCGGTGTCACCGGTCGGGCAGATCGGGACGGTGACCACGCGGCTGTCGCAACCGCGACGGGCAACGAGGTTGCCCTCCTCGGTGAAGAGCGCCGTGTAGTCGTTGGTCCCGAGCAGGGTGCTGTCGTAGATCGTGTCGAGGGTGATCACGTCGGACGTGCCCTTGACCCACGTGCCCGCCTTGTAGAGCAGGAAGTCGACCTCGGTGGGCCACGACGTGAAGCCCGACGCCGCCGTGGTGCCGACCGACTGCCAGTTGGCCACGAACTGCGGGCTGATCTGGCGGTCCGTGAACCACTGCTGGATGCGGGCGTTCGGCACCGAGATCAGGTCGACGCCGAGGCGACGGCTGAGGTCGGAGCGGACAGCGCCGCGCACCCACTGCGGGAAGACGCCCTCGAGGACGGTGTTGTCACCGAGGGAACCCGACGCCCGGTAGTGCTGGGCCTGGAGTTCGATCGCCGTCAGGAGCGGCGCGATGGCCCCGACCTGATCGGCGGGCAGCGACACCGCGTTCGAGCCGGAGACGACCTTCGCGATGGTGCGGCTGTCCATCCGGATCTCGTGGGCGATGAGCGCCTTGCGGATGGCGTCGGCGATCACCTCGGGGTAGCCGCGTGCCTGAAGCAGCCCTGCGGTGAGGCAGAGACCGTCCAGTTCGAGGCGCTCCTCCACGAAGTCGATGCACTCGATGTGGAAGCAGGGCTTCGTGCCAGCGGTGCCGTCGCCGACCCCGTCGTCGTCGGTGCCGTAGGCGCCGATGAGGTCCTGCTCCTCGGTGTAGTGGAAGCCGGTCTGGCGCATCAGTTCACCGAAGTCGAGGCCACGGTTGAAGCGGATGCCGCCCCGGCTGATGCCGACGGTGGGCACGTTGTACAGCCCGTCCGCCACCTCGCCGCAGTCGTAGATGTCGTAGATCGTCTCCGACGGGGCGCACCAGCCACCGGACGCCACGAGGCTGCCCTTCGGCGTCTGGGTCTCGTCGGTCGCCCGCTTGATGACGTCCTCGATCTGGTTCTGCGACATGTTGTCGTTGATCATGAAGTCGCCGTGCGGCTTCTGGATCGTCGCGACGCCGAACTGCTGGCGCAACTTGCGGCCAGCCTTCGCGGCGTTCTCGAACTGCTTCGGGTTGAACGTCCGGAGCCGGTGGTTGATGAAGCCACCCATGTCGGTGAAGTCGACCGGCGCACCAGCGGCGAGGCCGTTGCCCTCGCTGGCAGCGAAGGCGACGTCGCGGATGGTGGGGGCGGCGTCGGCCGCGCTGCGCTCG